CAAGTTTCCTCGAACACCTTCTGGACCACGCCGCCATCCAGAGAGAAAAAGGGCACGAGCCCTTCGACTTGGATTGGCTGCATTCACAGCAAGTGTTCTATGGAAAGAGGGTCGTGACGCCTGAAGGAGAGTTCACCGATATGGAGGTCTTATTCAATATGCAGAATCAAAACATAAGATTTGCAATCGGATCCGCTGCCCGCATGTACAGGCGCTGGGTGGATTATTTCACAGCGCGCCTTTTGGAAATCAACAGGAGGTTTTAATGCTTACATTTAATTTTCCCGTCCTTGGCGGTTTGCGTGTGCATATGGCTGTCACAAGAAATCGCGCTCAAGCGCTAAATGCTGTGGTAGACTACTGTGGCTATTCCGTTTTGCCTCTAAAAGACGATGATCCCAACCAAGATTGTGTGGGATGGGTGTTTGGCATGCCTTCAGCCAACACCTTCTTTTTGTGGATAAACGCTGATTTACCAGCCACACATCCTGACGCCGGGTGCTTCGGCGTTTACGCTGTACTAGCACACGAACTTCTGCATATCGCACAGCGTGCCGCGGAAGGCATGCACACCACTCTTGACAAATGCGAAGAGCCACTCGCTTACATGATGGGTGTAATGAGCGAAACGATCATTCAATATCTGCGTTATCGCCGTAGAAAGCTGATCACTGCGACCCAATTTAGACAGATCGCAAGGGCCTTTAACTGCGAAGAAGACAGGAAGGTGGCCGACTATGACGGACGTTAGCTGGTTTATATTTTGGTCGGTGATTATAGGCACTGTTATTATGACAATTTTAACCAAACCAAGGAGGTAGCTATGTCATTATATCACCAACAGCCTAAGAGAGTGGCCAGCGAAGACTGGCCGTATATCATTCCCATTCCGGCATCATGGGACGCCAGAGCCGTCAATCGCGTCGTAGGCGCAGTTGACGGTGTCATCGGACAAGCGCCTAGACATAAGTCGGTTAAAGCGCCTCACATGCGTATGCATCCAGTCCACAAGGTAGAGCGCATGCATAAAGGATGGGATATTACGTTCCTTAATCCACGTTCCTTTACCGTCGATGAGCTTGTAGAAGCGTTCAGGACCCAGTGGCGTAATGTGAAAGTTATTTCGCAACGTCCCAGTCGTGACGGTGGTAACGGCATTACCTTAACAATGGAGGCCGATGATGAACAGGGGAAAAAGCATAATTGGAGGATTTTTATGTGTCACTTTAATAAACAAGGTGATCAATACTCACAAGGTAATACTGGCGTATCTACTGGTGCTCACGTTCATCTTGAGGTGTATATAGATGAGCACCTCACTTAGGCTAACTGACGACGAGATGAAAGCGTTCTTCCAAGGGCCAGAAGCGGCTAGATGGATTAAGCAATTCTATGCTGATAAATCAATCGAGGTCTTCCCACACGTGTACACTGACCCAAGATACAGCCACTGGCTTCCAAAAATTACTGCAGAACTCCATCAAGAGTATCTCGCCTACGCGGGGGATGGCTACGGCCAAATTAACTCGGATTTTGATGTGCTCCTCAATCTGGCAGGTCATCCGATGAACCCTCTAGGCGTTCCAGCGTCCATAGAACGAATTCAGCCTGTGTCGAAGCCACTTGACCGTATCCATAAATACGTATGTCGCAAAATGACGGAAGGGTTTGTGGAGGGTCTCGCTTTGAGTGTCGCAAAGATGTCGCAATCAGCGGTGCCTTTCTTCTCTCACGACCTCGAGTACAAAGCGAAGATCATCCACACGTGGATAAATGACGCAGACCGATTTATCAAAGCTTGGACCCGGGGCGGGGCCCCCTCGTTGTCAGAAGAGGGCGTCTTTCTAATGTTCGCAGTGGGCCGTCGTTATCAGTACGACTCGATGAAGGAAGTAAAATATAATTCCAAAGGCGACATTATAAGTGTAGCCTTCAAGATTCGCAAAGCGCACACCGAAACAGGTGACAATGTGGATGCACAAAAGAGACTGCCGCCAGAGTTTTCCCCGCTGGTAGGTCGCGTTCGCGCGCGTGAGGTCTGGGGGATGTCAGGTACTTTTAATTACGCCTGGCAGATGATAGTGCAGGGCTTTAGGCAGTACTACTCAACAAAATTTAGCAGGATTGTTCATCACGTATCGGTCAACGACTCAGTACAGAGCTTTCCTGATGGTGGGGTAGTTATGTCCTTTGATTTCACGGAGTTCGACCATTCCATATCAGCGCAACTGCAAGAAAACTGGATTAACACCCTTGAGGAAAGAGGAGTTAATTCAGCTCTTTGTGAAATGAGAAGGTACGCAATCAGCGCGCCTGTCGTCTTTCACGGAGGCAAACTGCTCGATAAGTCCATCTTTATGCTAGGCGGGCTGAACGCCCAGCGCAACGAGGCGGACTATGGCGTGCAAAGTGGCATCGCGGATGTGTCTGATATTGATAAGAGTGTTGGAATTGCCGTGCCTTTGGACATAGCCGAAAGAGCTGGGGTACTGAGTGGTGAGCTCGATTTCGATCTTGTACTCGCCGATCAGCACCCACTTATGAGGCTTAGAAACATGGGCGATGATACCCTGCTTTGGTTTGCGAGTGAAGATATTGCACAGAAGTTTGCGAAACAGGCTGCTGATTACAAAGACTTCACCGTGAAACCAGACAAAGTCACGGTCTTTTTGGGTCACACAATTGTTCAGCAGAACGGGACGAGATTGGCCCTGCCCAACATCGCCCGAGGTGTGGCTAACATTCTTGTACCAGAACGTCCGATTTCAAAAAGGCTTAAGCAAGGCGTGCCACGCGCTTTCTGGGCTTTTGGCATACAGGAGCGTAACAAGTACTACGCATCGCATCCCCATTGGGAGAGGGTGTGGGAGAAGGTCGTACGCTCAGTTTCTGACTACAGTGGCTACGATGTAGGCGCCGAAATTGCGAAGCAAGCTATCGTACAGCAGGAGGAGGCGAACAGGATATATCCTCACCTTTCCGTTTATGATAAGCTGTTCCTGAATAATCCTGCTTACATCACTTATCGACTCTTGCCCTCTGAAGTTTCTCAGGAGGTGCGAGATTCATACTTCCTCAGCGTCAATGCTGAGGAGGTCTTCAAATTCACGTCAAAAATGATTACAAGGAGGTAATCATGTTTACTTTGGACGACATCGTGAAAACGATTCAAGCATGGGAGACGAAGTACCAACAAGACCCTCGCAAAGCACCGACAATTGATCGTGACTTGGCGAGCATGATGGCTGCAAACCCACCTTCTGACATTAGCTCTCTCTTCGACGAACTCGAGAAAGCACAACGTGAAAATCAGGAGGCTTTCGGCGTTCGTATCCCGCTCGGAATCACCGCCGTCATGGGTCCGGGTTCATCCGGTAAGTCGACTTGGATGCGCGAGGTGTTCAACGCCGCGCCGGACGACACAGGCAAGGTCGGGATGATGGTTTGCGGTGAAGTGGGTTCGATCGTCCCGTACTCCATCGTAAGCACTCTCGCTGCGTTTAGCGCGCACACCAAACCAACCGTACTCGTAGTTGACAG